GTTGCGGCGTGTGATTTACAAATAATAGACTCACCGGTTCACGATAGCCGCCAAACGTTTCGTACACCTCGTGGTCCTCAATACGCGTTGGAGAAGTTCGCACGTAGATTACCACGTAGACGATTTCCAGCAATTAGGTACTTATTCCAAAAACGTAGAATGGATGCTTTAAGTCAGTGGTTGACGTTTGTTACCCTAAAAGATGACACCTGTTTTCATAGTAAAGATTGTGGCTGTGGCCAGCAGGTGACGGGTACAGGAGAGTGTGAAGGATTTTCCTATTTTATAACGTTTCACGATTACGACGAATCATTGCATAGCTTCTATGTCGCATTTAGTGAACGATTTGGACTGGATGGGACGCATGTTGTTCCATGTTTAGGAGACCACGAATTACTTCGATTGCATGCTAAGATGGTAAAGAATGGCAATATGATACCAGTAGCGCCACCAGTCCCTGAGTTATCGTATCCTTCAACAGGAGATTTCGTGCCACCTAATGAAGATGTCAAGGAATGTTTTCGTCGAGCAGATTTAGACTATTTGACTGAAAAAATGAAAACTAAAGTCTATGGTCCCAAGTCTTACGAGGAATTTAGAAATCAAGTTTGGACTCAGGCTACTGATTGGAGAGACGCTCAAGGAAGGTGGCAACCTATTTCATTGCTTAATCTGGGTCTCCGTCCTGAGTCGATGTACAATGCATGTTTTGGATTAAGGAATGGCCATCCGTGCTGTGTTACTGCAGTAGAAAATCTATTCCCACATAAGTTTGCAGACACAGTTTTAAAAATGGATAGGCCTGTTCATAAACCTTTGCCCCAATCTGAAGCTGCGACTAAGTTTTTAGATAAAGCTCTTAAATTGATGTATCACCACTTAGATACCGAGAAGTATTTCGGGAAGTTCAAAATACCCGTAAGCTTCGATAGGATAGAAAATATATCTCTTGGAACTTCAGCAGGATTGAACAAAGCTGGACATCGCGAAAGAAGGGAAATAATAGAGAGGGGAGTCCGGAGTGTTTTGATTGTTGATGCGTCAGCTAAAAAATTGGAGATGCTTGAGAATGACATAAATTTTACTATTAATTGGATGTTAGATCCGGATGCTCCAGACCCAATGGTGATGTGGAAGGTGGTTGAAAAAGATGAAAATTTCTATTCCCTAGAATATTATACTCCTGAAGAGTGGCACAATCGGATGATGAAACTTCGTTTATACCTCATTCCTTCGTCAAATTTTATACTCGCGGAGAGGTTGGTCTCAGTTGACCGGATGAAGCTGGAGCATGGAAAATTCATTCAGGTTGAACACAAACATCCCCATGGGGGAATGGATCGCCTAGCACGATGCTTAAAGGTGACGAGTCTTAATGAATGGAAAAAAATTCTAGTTGAGGGTGATATAAAGAATATGGATCAATCAACCAATGAGTGGCTAATTAATTTATTTTATAGCTATGGATTGATATATGACGATCCTAATGGACCCGATTATGACGTTCGGAAGAGAATAATAAAGATGTTGATACGTCAAATCAGTATTAGATTCACCCACTTATTTGGGCCGACGTGGGCAGCGGT